CCAGACGGTTGCACCATCAACAAGGCGGAAACCGCCAATAAGATCATCTTCATCAGTTTCAATAGTAATGTTTACACGAATAAGTTCTCTACCCAACTGAGCACACGCTTGCTCAACTGAGAACGTTTTACCGTTTCCAGAGAGTCCTGTAATGAACGTAGGATAGAATACACGGGACTCAATAATTTTCTTAATATCACCGAAATTGCCAAACTTGACGAAGGTATCATCTTTTTGAGGAGTAAGGTTTTGCTCAACAGCAGGCAACGCAGGAGGTGCCTGATAATTTTGTTCAAGTTTTTCTTGAACCGTCAAATTCCATTTACCACGTCCAACTTTACAGTCTGAGAGTTTATTAGAAATGGTTTGATAGTTACAATCATTCATCGCACACCAAGCACGGATATCTGCAGAAGTAACAGATTCACCATAAGTTTCTTGGAGTGATTCGATGATGCTGATCTTGGACAATCCCATTGGGTTGTTTGTTTTAACTGAAGTAATTATACAATAAAAAAGGGGGTCAGAAGACCCCCTGTGGACAGTTAGGAAAGTGGATCACTCACCATCAACTTCTTTGAGTTCTTCAATCAATGATGCCTTGCTATGGCGTCTGTCCAGTTCAATTCCAATAGTTCTTCCATACTTTTCAAGTTCTTTCTTGTCCATGTTTTCAAGAACTGGTTCTTTTTTCTTAACAGGTTCAGGAGCAGGTGCTGCCTCAACCTTGGGAGTAGGTGCTCCGCCTCTAAGTAAGTCTCCGAATCTGCTCATTGGTCTAACAGTGATTTTCTATTATTTATCAATTAGGAAGTCCTTTATCTCCTCTTCTCTTAGCAGCATAATATCTCTTTAGATGATCTGTAAACATTGGATCACCAGGTTTGTAGTCTAATCTATCAACTGGTTGTGGTCCTGCAAAAGATGGTCTACCTTTTTCCAAATTTCTCTGTATTACTTGAGAAGCTTCTCTACGCTTATTAGCGTCACTAACAGCACGAGGATCTAGATTATTCAATCTATTTGTTTCCCTCGTTGCAGAGCGAGTAGCATCATTTGCCTTTGATACTGCAGTACTCTTATTGAGTCTATTCACAGATTGTTTTGCTTTGTCCTGATAAAGTCTCATAGCACCAATATCACCAGCAGGAATTCTGGTTGGTTTAGGTGATCTACCAAACATTCTACCAACTTTGCTAACTACACCCCTAACTCCAGGAATTTTATTTACATTTTTAATAGCGACACCAGCAAGTTGTCTCAAAAATTCTTGAAGTTGCTCCTCATTCAAATTTGCCATCATATACATTGTATCCTCTTCACTATATCCTTCTTCAATAAATTCACCTTTGACAATATCAAAGAGGTCTACACTTGAACGTTCAAGGGATTTTTTGATATTAGCAGTTACTTTAGGATCTCTCTTTTGAGTTACACTCATACTAGAGTCTGGATTAACTTTCGTTTTTATAGTATTTCCTACCTTAGTACCTACTTTTTGAATACCAGACTTAACTGCATTGTTTACAGAAGTCTGTTGATTTGCAGACATTCTACTCTTAACAGCAGCAATTTCTTGCTTAACACTTCCCGATGAAGTAGTAGTACTAGATGCAGCAGCGGGTTTAGCAGCCCTAAGTGCATTTGGATTATTTGATAAAGATTGATTTCCCTTACCAAGTTTAGAAACTTCTGAAGATTGAACAGAAGGAGAATTAACAGGCATTCTGCTTCTCATCTGTTTATCAATTAAAGGATTATTAGTCTGTGCAGTTCCTCTAATTCTACTTCTTTCTGCATTTGCAGTAGCAATTTTTGAATTAGTAGCAGCAAATGCTTGCTTACCAAATTCTTTTGCTGCTTTAGGATCAGTTTTTCTCAACTCAGCATATCTTGCATTAATCTGAGCCTTAGACATCTGCTTATCACCAACTTTAAATGTTGAGGTTGGTTTTGATGCAGGTGCTGGATTGCTGCCGCCGCTAGGGCGTTCGCCGCCGCTAGGAAGTTCACCGCCGCCTCCGTTTCGATTCTGTCTATTCTTAACCAGTGCCTGTACAGTCTTGTCGTTAGGATTCGCCTTAGCGAAAATATCAACCAAACTATCTACTTTCTGTTGTGTAGTTCTATTATCAGGTTTTGATGGTTTGGGACCAACACCAGTAGTCTGGTTGTCCTTAACCATGTCCCTATTTCTTTGGATGTTCCTTTCACCCTGTCTCTGAACATCTACAGCAGTGCGATTATTTGCTAAGTTACCAGTGTTCCTTCTGGCTGCGTCACCACCACCCATTCTATAAGCAGTGTAGTCAGTTACACCAGGGTTTTCTCTCTTAAACTTTGCTGCCTGTGTAGCGTAGGCTGCATTATTCCTTACTTTGTCGGAGATAGGTAGTGGTTTACCATCAGGACCCTTTAGTGCTTCATCAAGTTGCTCTACTTCGGGTTGCTCATAAACCTGAGAAAGTGCTTCCATCATGGAAGTTACTTCTTTAGCAGTAATTCTCTCCATCAATCAACCCTCTTGAATTTGTTCAAACCACTGCTCACTCATTCCGCTGATAATGGAATCTGCAGATTCTACATCTGTGGCATACCCTTCGTCAATGCGGCGTGTTACAACCTTTTCATCGATCTCTTCAGTCACTTTTAAATACTTAGGGGAAGGTTTCATCTCTAGACACTTTTTCTATAAACCTATTTATTCAAGCGATAAGTTCAACAAATTCACCCAAAACTCTCTTATTCATTTTCTTACTTTTCAAACTTTTAGCAAAAGCAGATTTGATCTTTGCCTTGGTAGCACCCTCATCGACATCAAACTCAGTTTCATTAGCAAGTGAATTTGCAGAGATAGCAAAGTAAGTATGATAACCAGACTCATAGAGTGCAAACGCACGTTCTTTTTTCCAAGTCTTAATAACTTTTTCAGTCTTTTCTGCAACCCAACCACAATAACGTCGGATAAAACTATTCGCATCACGAGATTCAAGAATACGAATACCAATAAAGTTGGATTCTGGAAAAGAATCGCGAAGATTTCTGATAAAAATATCGGTCATTTCCCACCACTCACAGTCCATAGAGTAGGTTTTTCCATTTTGACGATTTCTCAAAAAAGCATTATGACCGATAGCACCGACACCAAGAAATGGTTCAATTTCCCAACGACGCTGAACTTCTTTATGGTACTTCATTCCACCTGCTTCACCATCACTTAGCACAACACATTGTACTTTTTGAATTTTATTTTCTTGTTTGAAATGTGGAATCAACTGATGTAGAGAAATAAATGCTTCATTCAAAGGGGTTCCAGAAAGATTTAAACCAGTAGGAATAGGAAGGTTTGCCCAATGATTGAATGTCCAAGCAAGACGAAATAAATTTTTCATCTGTTGCTCAAGAACTTTGATCTTGGTTTTACTAGTAAAAATATTCATCATAGAGAACCACTCATTCACAACAACAAGACCTTCACGCTTTTTATAAGCATATCCTTTCATCTGTGGACTACCATCTTCGTCCTTAACCATTTTAGGATATTCATTGGTGAAGGCATATACCTCAAAAGGAATATTCACTTTCTTACAGAACCACATTAGATTGAACAGTTGCTTCAAAGTATCTTGAAGAACACTGTTCATTGATCCAGACCAATCAAGAACAAAAATCAACCCATGATTTTTACCATCTGCGAGAGTAGTTACCTTTTGAAATAGATCTTCGTTGTACTTATAGGTATGAAGTTTAGAGCAATCAAGAACTCCAGTGCGAGCAGTAGTTGCACGAGCATAAGAGTCTGCTGCCTTCTTACACTCAAACTCTTTGACCAGATAGTTGACTTCTTTCTGTGCAGAACGTTTGAATTTTATAAACTCACCGTCAATAAATGAAAATACCCTTTCTTCATCCAGATCATTATTTTTCATCCACTCAGTCCACTCATCAAATCGTTCGTGAACTTCCGAATTGTCAACAACAAACTTATTAATATCAAGTTTGGGAAGTTCAACGTAAACATTCTCCATACCATCATTCTTAGCAAGTTCTTTGATTGCTTCTTCCAGATTATTCATAGTAGAAACTTCTGGTTCATCAGAGTTATCAGTGCCACCATAAGAATCACTTTCTTCAGGATTATCAGACTCCCAAGAATCTGACTTTTCTTCTGCAGTTTCACCATTATTGCCATCTTCCCATCCTTCACTTTCTTGTTGAGGCATCTCTTGAATATCACTACCAGTCCCTTGACCACCTTGCATTTGCAGATCGTCCATTTTCGTCTTCATTTCTTCCTGCTTTTTACAGAACTCATAAAGTTCTTTTGAGACTTTCAAAACATCATCAAAAGTTTCAGTGTCGGCAATTTTCTGACAAAGTTCTCTCTCATCATCTTCAAAAGGAACTTCTACAAAATTACCAATTTTGAAATGAAGATTTGCCTTATCAGCAAGATTCATCTTACTAATATCTTCACCAGCAATTTGAAAGAAATCTTCATCAGCAAGTTCTGCATACCCACGATAGAACGTCTTTGAAATACCAGCGTACCGACGCTTCATTAGTTTTTCAATACGAACATCTTCAACGACATTCACAAACTGTGGTGGAATTTTTAGTTCAAGTATCCAATTACGGTCAGGAGTATAAAGTGCATGACCTACTTCGTGTCCCACCAACATATCATAAACGCCACCACTTGCACGTTCCCACATTGGCAGAGTCAGCACACGAGTATGAACATTGAAGCAAGCAGTCTCCACTTTTTTATGCTCAACCACCAGGTCTTCAGTTGCCAAAAGTTTAGCAAGTTGAGATTTGATTTCGTGCGAAACTGCCATTGCTTAGTTGCGTATGGATCTATTATACAAAAAAAGGAGGTCCGAAGACCTCCCAGTAGACACTTATAAAATTGGTTTAGAATAGAGGTTCGTCTCTCAAAGGTGCATTTTGAGCCTCTGGTGTTCCTGGTTTTGGTAATGGTTTCCTATTAGGTTTAGGACGTTTCATACTATTAGGAAGGTTGATATTCCCAGTTCTGTGAGCACCAGATTGCATACGATTTTTAATTGCGCCAGCAACTGCAGATGCAGCAGAACCTAACATACTACCATATCCTTCAACAATACTCTGCTTCCAACCTTCACTCATACTTACCATAATAGAGTGTGCTGCTTCCTCAGTGTCAGCAAAACCTTCATCAATCAGGTGACCTTTAATAAGATCATAGAGGTCTACGTCCTCACCCATAGGCTTGGCTTGTTTACCTTGAGTAGGTCTACGCTTGTTCATTCTTGCTGCTTCTGCTTCAGGAGATTGGTCTGCAGGTCCAAGAACTGCTTTACCAACTTTCTTAACAGCTTTCATTATACCACCCATTTCACTGATGGTATCTTCCTGATGCTCAACGTGCTCATTGTGTGCTTCCATAGTAAGAACATCAAGTTCTTCTACAGAGACATCTTCTACAATACCGTGCTCAAACTGAACATTGTAGTGTGAAACAAAACCATTCTCATCGGGAACAGCATGCTGACCAAAGATAGTTTCACCCTCACCGTACTCTTCATGGCATACTTTTTTAGCGCAATTGTGATCGCCCTTTTCAGACTTGCTTACACAATCGCCTTTTTTCTTCTTGCCATATCCCTCATAAACGGAAGCATATGCCTCCATAAGAGATCTTACTTCTTTTGCTTCCATCGTAATGAAAAAAATTATTCTCCCTTATATTTAGTATTGTATTGCTTTCCACGCCAGGTAAACACTTTTTTACCTTTCCCACGAGCAGTAGCAAATGCTCTATCAAAATCCTTTGCAGCAGAACTCAGTTGCTCCTTAGATCTTTTTACTTCTGCCTCTTTCTTCGCTATCTCTTGCTTCTCCACATTTGCTTTAGCAGATCGTTCACCAGTTGGTTCTGGTTTTGGTGCGTCTGCCGCCCTAGTTTCTGCTTCTTGTTGAGCAAGTTTAGATTTTCTCTGAGCAGTTTTTCTGGCATTATCTTTTTGAACCTTATCGGCTATTCCACCAGTAACACCTACCGCTAAACCACCGACACCTAGTGCCGCCAATGCCTTATCAGTACCACTAAGTTTAGGTTTCATCTTTGGAGCAGATGGAACATCAACCTTAGGTGCTGTCATTGGTCGAGTTTGTTGAAGAGCAGAAATTGCATCTGCCTGCTTATTGGTTTTTGTTGTGGATTTTGCTGTTGATTTAAGTCTAGGAGGAGTTCCAAACTCAGGTTTTGGAGCAACACCATCTGGTCTTAATGATGGTTTAGCAGTTCTAGTTGGTGGTTTTACAGCACCAGGTCCAAACTCAGGTTTTGGTGCTTTTGGTTGTAGTTTATCTGGAAGCAAGCTTTTAACTGATTTTGCCTTTGGTGCAGGATATAACTTAAGTTTTAACTGTCCTGGTGCTTGTGAAGCAGGTGCTACTGATTTTGGAAGTTTAGAACTTGCAGCAGGAACAGGACTGGTGCTAGTAAAGGGATTTCTTCCACCCGTGAAGTTTTGTGCTTTACCAGTTTTAGTAAGAAGATTTCCTTGACGTGGCGTTCCTTGAAGGATTTTTTTAGTGGTCGCCTTTACTGTTTTTTGTGCAGCAGGACTTTTAAGAATGCCAGACATCATTCCAGCCGTTCTGAGCATATTCAGAATTGCATTACCACGATTTTCGGTGAGCAACCCATACTCTTGAATATTTGCCTCGTAAAGATGATTTACAACTTCAGTCGCTTCATCGTCATCAATATCGTTTTCAATAAGATATTGATATACCTCTTCGTAAAAGTTCTCCATCTCTACAAATACTTTTTAGGTATTTATATTAATCAGATACTTTCTTAGAGAATCCTTTAATCTTGTCAAACTTGATTGTGCTCTCAAACTTATCCTGCAAGTCCGTCTTATGAGAGATCACGAAAATGTTTGCATCTTTAATTACATAACGAATAATTTTAAGGAACTCATCTGTTCCAAACCCATCAAGGGAAGAGTCAAATACTTCATCCATAATCAGCAGGTTGGTATTTACAGAGTTTTTGACACGCGCTACTTCACGCCAAGTGAAGAGAAGGGCAAGGTCGATTCTCATCTTTTCACCTTCGCTAAAGGAACTATATGAAAAATCTTCGTGTATAGGGGACTTCACAGTTTCCTTGAATTCTTCATCAAGATGGAAATTAATATAAAAATCCATCATTTGAAGATAGCGATTAACCTGCTGGTTAATGAACGGAAGATACTTTTTAATAATCTTCGTTTTTACACCATCATCCTTAAGTAAGGAATAGGCAAAATCGTGATGAACGATTTCTTGTTTTTTATCTGATAAGTATTCAATTGTCTGTTGGAGATTGGATTTAAATTCGTCTAACTTTTCATGTTCAGTATTTCGGTTTGCAAGGTTCTCGGTAATAGTTTGAATTTCGTGTTCAAGATCTCGGATTTGTCGTTGATTTCCGGTAACCCGAGTATTGTTCTGAGAAATGCCATGCGTTAGGTTTACGATCTCCTGTGAAAGTGCATTAAATTGACGTTCTCTTTCTTGTTCAAACTTTATGGTTGATTCCAATTCATTGAAACCGTCCTTCAGTTCTTTTGCAGTATTTTGAACGTCCTCAATTTTATTTAACCGGAACGATTCTTCAATATCTTGAGTACAAGTAGGGCATACCGTATTTTCTGTGAAAAACTTATGCTCTTTCGTAATAGCAGATACTTTTGCAGACAGTTTTCCACGAAGTGTGTTTAATTTCGATAACTTTTGTCTTGCCCCTGTTACTTCTTCTTGATCTTTAGTAAACTTATGTACATCTTCTTCAAGTTTTGCATTGTCTAGCATATATCCATCAACTTCTTCCATAAGTTTTGTAATCTTAGATTTATTATTATCAATATTCTGTTTACCACGACTTTCCAACTCATCTATAAAGTTCTGTTGCATCTTCATCTTATCTTTGAGATTTTCTTTCTTCAAATCAAGAGATTTTACCTGATCCTTATGAGTACGAATTTTATCCTTAAGAATATTATTCATCAAAGAGAAGATACGAATATCCAAAAGATCTTCAATCACTTCACGCCTATTTGCACACGTTAGTTGCATAAAAGGCACAAATGTACTACTGCCTAAAATTACAATTTGACTAAAAGATTTATAGTTAACTTTGAGGATATTATCTTCTAAGAGACGTTGCATTGCGCGATCATCTGCTTCGCGATGCATTTCAACTCCATTTACAGCAATATCAAATACATTGGGTTTGATCCCACGTCTAACAAGATATTGACGAGTATTAATTTCAAATTCAATTTCTACTAAACAGTCACGTTCATTCTGAGAATTGACTAGTTGAGGTTTATTGATTTTACGAAAAGGTTTATTAAACAAAACAAATGTAAGTGCATCCAACATAGTGGATTTACCAGCACCATTTGTTCCAATGATTAAATTGGTATTATTTTTTTGAAAATCTATTTCAGTAAATTGATTACCTGTAGAGAGAAAATTTTTCCATCTAATCTTCTGGAATGTTATCATCTAAGTCTCTGGGAGGAATCACAATATCATTCGGCGTTACCACCGCGTATTTGTAATTATAGCGTTTACAGGTCATAATTGCAAGTGCATCATCAACTTCTACAACGTCCATCTCTGCCTCTTCATAGTCCTCAAGTTGCATTGCGTAGCGTTCTGCATCATCTTCTTCCTCAAAGAGAAATAGGACTTTCTCACCGTAACGATTTTGAACGGCGTAAGCACCATCCTCTTTATTATCTCTAAGAGTCAGAAGATACATTACTCTACCTCGCAAGCTTGTGAATAGACTTTTTGAAGTATTCCCTTAATAATTGCCTTATCACAATTAAATTCTGCTTCATCAATGTAACGATTCAAGATAGAGATCGTGTTCTCACTTTCTTCAACTTCAAACTCTTCACTTTCTTGAATAGAAAAGTTTTCAACAATCTTTAAATCTTGAATGCCACAGGAATATAATTTATCTATAAATTTTTCAAATTTCTTAGGTTCTGTTTTTTTCCTAACAACAACTTTAACAATCTTACCAACATACTCTGAAGTATCAAACATTTGATAAGGAGTATCTTCATAATAGATGTTATAGAAAAGTTTATATGGATTATCAACGTGCTCAAACTCTAACGTTTCAGTATCGAATATTGTAAACCCACGAGGATCATTCACATCATTCCAGAACATCTCATAAGGATTTCCTAGGTAGAAGATTTTTCCATTATCGCTCCGTGTATGGTAGTGTCCTGAAAACACCTTGTCGAACTTCTCAAATTCGTCGATTGCCATACCTTCTTCCATGACGTGTCCGCGATGCGCTCTAAATCCGTTGAGCTCAAGGTGCCCCATCGCACATACGCTATTAGAAACTTTGATAGCGTTGACACTACTTTCAAGGTTTTCTGCATTGATCCAAGGAATAAACAATACCTGCAACTTATCTATCATCACCTCAGTACATTCTGAGTATATTTCTACGTTCTTATACTGCTTAAGCAATAAATCTACAGAATTAATAGAATTTGTATCTTTATAGTAAGCAGTATGATTACCCACGATAGTATGAACGGTTATACCCATTTCCTCTAACCGATCATAGTAGTTCTCCTTTGCCCATTCAAGAGACCACAAATCAATAGAGCGACGGTTGTCAAACGTATCGCCCATATCAATAACAATATTGATCTTATTCTTTTTTAGATATGGAAAGAATATATCATCATAAAACTTCTTGAAATATTCATGGAGAAACTTTGAACCCTTACGAGCACCAAAGTGTTGATCCGTAATGATGGCAACCTTCATTGACGATTTGTCTTGTAAGTAATATTATCCTTGATTGTATTATACTCCGAACTGCTGTTAGAAAGCAAGCTATCGTCAACCATCATAACTTCATCGTAACCAGTGCGTTCAATGATTTTGGTTTTGATTTCCAGTTGCTTCTTCTCTTTCTGAATTCGACGTAGAAAGGCGTAGTGAATAATCTGCGTGAAGTAAGCAAATGGATTCTTAGATTTCTCAGGATCAAAATTGTGAATATACTGAACACAATTTTCAATACCATCAGAGATCATATCGTCTCTGAACATATAGTTCACAAAGTTTGGTTTATAGGACAAGTGCGTTGCAATCTTAAGAAAGCACTCTCCCAAATAATTCGTAATCTGTGGCTTACCCTTCCAATGTTGAGATCTATCTGCTTTGGTAGGTTCTCTACCGTTGATCTCCATAAAACTCTTTTCTACTTTAGACCGATAAACAATCAGTGCTTCAAGAAGTTCCTTGTTGTTAACGTAGTGTTCCGATTTCTTTTTAGACATAACATTATTTTGTTCAATAAACTATCGTTATGTATATTATACCATACTATCAGGGCTTGACAACATACTTAATAATGAGTAGAATACCTTTGTTAGGTTTGAAGAGAGGGGCTTAGCTTTCTTTACTATCTTTATGTTTATAGAGATTTTCTAGCATCTTTCTTGCATCATCTACTGAAGAAATATATCCCATATTGTCTGTAATCTTAGTTCTTCCATCATTATCTTCATCAGTATCTTCTTCATTTAAGTACTTGTTATAGAAATCAATCATTTGACCTTTCTTGACTTCAGTCATAGTGATGATCTTATCATATTTAATAACATACATACTATCTTCTGCCACTTCCATCCACGGTCTTACTTTGACATACTGACCGATGTGATTACGCATAACTTTCATAATCACTGGGTTCATCAGTAGAAGTATAGGGTCACCGTCATTTTCGTCCACACAAACTAGTGAAAATATTTCTTCCCCTGTAACCAACTTTATTGCAGCATGAAATTCTTCGCCCATTTAATTCTTCAGCGGTATGTTTACAATATCGTAATTAAAGTTTTCTTCGTTGTAGACTTTGATTCTTTCAATTAGATGATTAAGTGTGTAGTTTCTCCGTGCCTTGTAGGAAATGTCGTCAGCAATGTCATAGAGAGTTGCCTTTGTTTTGTTATTTCCTTTCCTGAGCACGCGACCAATAGATTGGAGATTCCGAATTCTAGACTTGGATGGAGAAGCAAAAATAACATTATGGAGATTTTTAATGTTAATTCCTGTACTGAATGTTCCGTATGAAGCGACGATAATCGCGTTGTCTTCCTTCTCTGTAATTTCTCTTACTTTTTCTCTATCTTCGGTTGCCACTCCACCATGGACAAAGAAAACGTGTCTTTCTTCTACACTACCAGTATTTATTAAATCAAAAAGTGGTTGACCGTGCCCTTCTACTCTTGCAAATAGGATTAGAGTATTACCTTTAAGATCTAAAGCAAGGTTTCTGATAAATCTATTTCGTTTTTCATGGTTGATGATATATTGAACTTCATCCTCAAAAGTTTCAAACTTATGTGCTGGGTGTTTCAATAGAAGTACATTGATATCCAATTTAGCAACGTGACCCTTTGCCATCAGTTCTTCTGTCCTGATGATTTTGTATGAAGGACCGAATAGACCCTCTAGGACCCACTTATGCGTTTGCGTGCCATCTAGCGTGCCAGTAAATCCATAACGGAATTTTGCATCTCCAAGTTTTGTCATTATAGATATAAGTGACTTACTTTTGAACTGGTGTGCCTCGTCCCCAACAACTACGTTAAATCGTTCAAAATACTTTCGGGGGAGTTTGTAGATGGACTGCCAGGTAGTGATGATAACTTG